CAAGTCTGGCTAGCGGCTCTCAAATAAAACGCTGATTATTAGTTTTTTAATCAGCGTTTCTCTTTTCTAAAAATTCAATTCCGAATAAAAAAAACATAAATCTGCGTATATATTTGCACAAAATTGTATAGTAGAATTGTGTTTTGATTATTCGACTATGGCAACAATCAGATTAACAATTTTAAGTTCCATTAAGGAACATGATGGTAGGCTTCCCATCTTAGTCTGCATCTCCCAAAAGAAAGAACGTGCCTACATAAAAACAGAGTTTCTGTTAGATGATATTGCAGAATTCGATAACGGTAAAGTCGCTTACCGGAAGGATGCGAACGTCATGAATAAAAGGCTTGAATTTGTGTTTTCACAATACAAAGAGAAATTTAATTCTATTGAATGTATAGACTATTTTTCTGCAATTCAGATAAAGCGGATTATAATGTCCAAGGAACGCCCTTCACATATTTCGTTTCTGGAGTTCTGGAAACAGCGCATAAATGAAATTAGGGAAGAGGGGAGGGAAAGCTATGCAAAAATGAATGAGGAGACTGTACGGGTGTTTACTAATGCGGAAGGAGATGTACCTATTCCTGCAATTAATACTTTATTGGTAGAGCATTTTAAAAAGTGGATGATAAAGAAAGGTTATGCTAATGGAAACATCGGATTGAGATTAACCCATCTGAAAGCCCGGATAAACGAGCTGATAAAAACAGGTGTTCTGAAAACGGATGTGCACCCATTTGCGTACACGAAAATACCAACAGCAGAACCTAAAGAGTGCGATCTTTCAATAGAAGAAAGCCTTATTTCTTAAATTTACACACCAACCATCCCGCAAGAATCAAGCCAATGACATAGCAATAAACTTTATCTTTATGCAAATCCCACCAAGATAATTCGACTACCTTCTCTCTTTGATTTAGTAAAGCATTCACCTTGTTACTTATAGTATCAAGGCGATTCGAGAACTGCTGCAAAGTAATGGATAATGTTTCATCAACTTCTGTTCGTTCCTGATCCTGCTTGGATGCAGTAGTAGTACTTTCTTTGACCGGATATTGCTTTCCTGACGAATCGGGAGCAGACAAGTAAACTGTTTTATTCTCAATCTTCAGATCACTCAACTTGTCAGTAGTAATTTTCGTCTGTTTATTCACATCCAGCCGTAATGATTCAATTAAGTTTCGCAAATATAAGAAATCTTCTGAATAGTCAATTTGCTTTTGAGTTTCCATATTCCGGGAAGTCTTGCAGGAAGCAAACCATATTCCCGACATCAGGAATATGGTTATATAAATTAGCGCTTTCATGGTCGGATCACTGTATTACGAAGAAAATTAGAAAATTCACTCCTAACATCAAAGCAGGGACAAGCCTTGATATATTCCCTAAACTCTACCTCTCCGCTTCCGTCCAGATCGGGCGAAGTATCACGGTGTCCGAGTACTTCAATTATAGGATATTCCTTACAAAGCTTTGCGACCAATTCGCGTAGTGCTGCCCTTTGAGCTGGAGTACGAGTATCAGCAGGCTTTCCGGCTGCATCTAAGCCACCGATATAACAGATACCTATACTGTGCTTATTATACGAAGATTCGCTAAAACCTTTCGTATTGCAATGCGCTCCATCGATGGAAAGCGGGCGACCATTCTCAACCATTCCGTCAAGGTCAACGATGAAGTTATAACCGATTTGATTGAATCCCCGAGCCCGGTGCATCCGGTCAATGTCCTTTGCTCGCAAGTCTTGCCCGGCACGTGTTGCCGAGCAGTGAATGATGATTGAGTCTATATCTTCTCTTTTCATATATCCTTCCTCCTATAATATCAATGTTAATACTCCCAACGCCAGACCCACACAATCACAGATGATGTCTTTAATTGAAAATTCTGTTTTCTTGCAGTATTTGTCGTATACTTCCTTCAGGACGAAGATCACGACGGTTATAATGATTGCTAACCACAGTGGCGTATATTTCGATAACCACATTACCAAGTTCTGGCAGACTATAATGTGGGCCATGCCGTCTATTCCGATCTTGGATAGAAGCTTGCTGGCTAATGCGCTGATTTTATTTATGTGATTCATCACCCTTTACTTCTTTATTGTTGTTAAGCCTATCAACCAAACTATTAAACTTCCCATTAACATAAATCCCAATCCCAAATATACTGCCAGCATATATCAGGCATTGAGCAAAAAACCACAATACACTGTCATGAATCTGACCTAATGGCTCTACAACAAAACCTGCAACGGATAGTCCGACTCCTGCAAACAACATTCCCACTGCGGTCCATACTTGTATATCTTCTTTTGTATTCTTTTTCATACTAAACAGGTTAGATAAACGGTCAACAATGAAATTACCTCAATCCAGAACATCGGCTTTCTCTTTATGAAGTCGGAGATGAAGTTACCGGTCCAGTGCTCACTCATGGAGATAGCCATGTACGCAATGAATCCAGCCCATAACAATAACCAATACCAAGAATTGCAACCTACCCATATCTGGGAGAAGATTAAAGACATGGCGGCACCGATACAATGGGCGGTTTTCTGGCTTCCTTTGAAATTGGGAGATACACCCAATACAATCATCCCGACAACCGAAAGGAATACAAGAAACTGGCTGTTTTCCGTACTTGCTTCAAATGCTGCCGGAAGAAGCAATGCACCGGAGCCGATCATGCACAAACCGAACCAAAACTTATGCGTCAGGGCATAGTAGGTGTCACTGATAGAGTAAGGAATTTCCTCCATCTTTTTAATCATTGCAAAGACGTAGCCGGCAATGAGGATGAACGACATTAATACTAGTAGAATCATAGCTTTATCTGTTTATAGTTTATAATACAAAATTGAGTTTCTCCGGATAACCGGTTTTATAATTATAGTAATTAACCTCTTCTTTGCTAAGCAAATTTTTCATGGCTGCAATATGAGCCTGTGTAGTATTGTAGCAACCAAGAGCGTATAATTCTAATTGGTCAAGCATATTTAAAGCGTCATTTACGGGAATTACATACTTCTCCGCATTGTACCACAAAGTAGTATATACCCGGCCCGCTTCTTTTTCTATGTTTATTGAGTTGACTAATCCTACACGGGTGTCTTTATCCAGCCATATTTGTTTTCCGTCCAGCGTCAAGGAGTTTACAGCATCCGACTTGTCGTAAGCGTTGATCTCTGCGATCTTTATCTCTTTCAATTCATCAATGGTGTACTCATGCTCAACCAATACCGGGTAACCGCTTTCGTTCTCCTTGATTTCTTTTCCGGATGATTGACCGTCAAGCAATTCCTGCCAGTACTCCACCGATATTTCTACTGCTCCTTCTTGTGGTTTATCATAGAAACCATTTTTCCAATATATTTTTCCCATAATATTACCTCCTTATTTCCATCTACCAATTGCAAACCATGTAAAATTCCAGCTAGTCCAAACAATAGCCGGAGTTGAATTTATTCCACGGGTGAGAACTCTACAATATGATGTATATTTACCATTAAGGTCATACCCCGGAGCATATATAAAAGATTCACTTGTATTATTTACTGCTCCAGTGAAATAAATGTTATAATCAGTATTATAGAAACTGGTAGGAAAATACAGATTAATTGCCCCCCAGGTTGCTCCGACTCTTGTCCCCCACTGTATCAAAAGCCCATTATTGAACTTGGCATAACCATTTGCTCCCAAAGAAACCGTCATGGCGTTGGAAAGGTCGGCTTTAGCCAAGTTGGGTATCATTGCCAATAGTTCTTCAATCCTAGCTCCCGAATATTGACTGTTATAATCACTCATAGAACTTACTCTTTATAACGTTAAACGTACTACCGTCAGACAGTAGAAACCGTCCTTCGGTCACTGCAAATGCCTGTCTTTTCCCTTCTTGAGATACCGTAGTAGAAACGGAAACCGGATTATTGCCCTTAGTAGTCGAGAACACGACAGTTTGTTGCCTGTCCAATCCTTCATTGGCAACATCGCTCATTACGCTTGCGACTCCATTAGAGCCGGGCGTAATGACAATGCTTCCTTCTCCTTCCTTCCAAGGTACAAGTATATCCATTATGCGGCAGTCCAAGAAGTGTTAGACGTAACAGTAACGGAAACAGCTGAACCGTTTTGAGGAATTGTAATTTCTGTTGGGGAAACGGATAGTTTTGCGTCTCCTGCTGCCTGTTTGATTGCAATCTGTACAGCCTGACCACCGTTTGCGGTTACTTTTAATGTTCTTACAACTTCTTCAATAGTTTCATTTGCTGGGAATTCAAGTTCTATGGAGAATGGGAACTCTGCTGTAGCACCTGGGTCACCTGTGATGCTAGCCGCATTATCTGTCTGTGTCCCATTCGCACTATATTTCGCTGGAATGGAAACATCTGATACGCTACCCGCCCATGCAAAGGTCAGCTTTTGAGAATTAGTCTTACCTTCAACTGTGACAGTCCCGGCAGCTTTGGGCGCTGACATTTCCGCTCCGTTATCAAAAGATGCAAACTCGGATTTAGGAGTTTGAGTTACTTTATAAGTTGCAGGAGTAGATACTCCGACACCCGTTATTGTCACCGTACCGGTTCTAGCTGTACGACCTGTATGAGCACTTGCACTGTTTGCAATTGTCCCATTTCCGCTTCCAGTTGAAGGGTTTAAATTTAACCAACTAGGCTTTGCCATAATTCAAATCATTAAGTAATTAAACAATAAAATTTTATTCTTTTGTTGCTGTGGTCCATACCACATTTGACAATACATCTACGTTATCTTCAAAGTTATTGGAGGGCATCAACCAGATGTAATCAGGCTCTACTCTCAAATAAGCATCTTTGCCAACGTCACAGACAATCCCTACCGACACTTTAATTGAACGGCTGGGATTTACAGAGACATTTATCCCAGACAAAGGAGATGTGCCCACCTTTATTCCTTTCGAGGCTTCTATGTTAACCCGTATGCATCCCATATTATACAATTCTTATTCCGGTTGCCGACTTGTCTACCTCCGGTCTTATTCCTCCTTCATAATCAGTGTCAGGAAGATAAGCCGTGGTTTCTATCCAAATTTCTCCCCTCCCTATGATGTTGGTATCAAGGAAACAAGTATAGCTGTTCTTATCATTACGTACCATTTCCGACTTCTTGATCGTCTGGGAATTGAGAGTTACAGAGAACTTGCATTCGAAATCTATGTCATCCATTGTCAAGCCCGAAGGTAGTTCAATAGATACTGCTAATTTTATGATCGTTCCTTTTGCTACCATTGTTTTCAACTTATTTATTCTTCTTGTGATAGAGCATTGCTGACAGCTATTCGATCAATGACACGAGTAAATAACTGCGCATACTTTTTTAGAGATTTAGCTTGTTCAGGGGATATATCAACTTCTCCTTTCCGGTATATATCTTGAGCAAGATTAAATTCTCCAAGATCACCTGTATTTTGATAAATCGCATTTCCGAATGCTTTAGATACATCGACGGTACTCTTGTTCCCTTCGAGATCGGTTAATTCTATTTTTCGAAAGTCTATTTTCATAATTATTTTGGAAGAAATAAATTATTCACAATATATGGAGCAACACTTGTTTGAATTTCTGCTGTGATAAAAGTTTTAAATCCCCAAGCTTCAATACTATAAGTTTGAGAATTAGGATGGTTGTATATTACCCTTTTGGGATAATTTGAGTTATTAACAACTGTAATTTCTTTATACATTGCGGATTCGCATATTCGTAGTACGCTATCCCCGCTACCTTCCATAACAACACAGTCAATTGGTCGACCTGATTCAGGATATTTATGTTCTGAAGTATCAGTGCCATATCCATATACATGCACATAAAAATTAGCACTGTAGCCAGCAGAAACTGTTATTTTAGTCATCTTGCAATGCCCGAATTCGCCACGGCACCAGATGTCAGAAGCGTAAAATCTCCAAGAACGCTTTTCGGTTTCATTGTAGCCCTGTTGATACAAATCACCAGAAATCCAAGTTTTTGAAAAATCAATATTAAGCGAAGATGAAACATTACCTCTAGACCCATCAGAGTTAAAAGAAATCTTACCTTGTATGTTACCTTCATTATCAACAGCTTGCAATTCCTTAAAGGTTCCCGTTGCCCCCTTTAATTTTTTTACTTCCAAAGTATCAACATTAATAAAATCGGTTATTATCTTTCCCGCCTCTATGAATGTCTTTCCGCCTACTGTTATTCCACCGGTTTCAGGTAGGGCAATTTGACCTTCTTTTGTCAATTCAACACCCGTAACATTATGCTTAAAAGCCCCTCCGGTTATCATCCAGCCCTCTGTTTTCTCAAGGTTCCCCACGAATATTCCAGAAGTTCCTAATACATCAATCGTCGCATTCTGCGCAAGAAGGACGTTTGTTGCCACGTTTTCGAACTCGCTGAACTCTTCCCACTTCGTTGAGTCAAAAGAGGAAGTAGACGTATGCGTGATCTTACAAAGTTTGTTTTGACCGTCATAGATTACTGTATCTATGAATGTCTCATTGTTATAATACTCGGTATTGGCTTTCCATACTCCACGGGGACGGAGCATTGCACCGGGTAATCCTGTTTTTCCTTGGCTTCCAGTGATGCAAGCCGGATCGCTTTCCCATGTCGAACCATTCGTATAAGTTACCTTTGTTTTAGTCCATAGGTACTTACCATCCTCCCATTGGGGAGACGTGGTAGACCATGATCCGCCTTCCAATGATGAAGAAGAGGTTGACAGGTAAAATAACACATCAACGGCACTTATCCCTACGCCATCGTTTCCGCTTGTTCCCTTTCCACCTGTTACACATACCGGATCTGTCTCTGTATATGTATTGTTAGTGTAGGTGATAACTACACGTGTCCAGATGTATTTGCCGTCTTGCCATGCCGGAACAGAAGTCTGCCACGATCCACCGGTAGGCGTGCTGTATGATGTAGACAGGTAATATTGTTCGGCAACACTCTTGACTCCGATCCCAGTTTCACCCGTGGAACCGGTAGAGCAGATAGGGTTAGTGGTTGTTGATGTGCTGTCTGTATATGTTATTACTGATCTAGTCCAAATATATTTCCCATTTTCCCATGCCGGAGGCGTTGTGCTCCAACTTCCCCCTGTTAGTGATGTTTGAGAAGTGGATAAATAATATTGCTCTACGATACTTTTTACTCCTTTTCCTGAAGCTCCATCTTCCCCTTTAGAAATAACCTTCAACCAATCAGTAGAAGAATCTGACGGCTCCTGCGTAGTCGTAGATTCAATGCAAATCCATGTGCTTCCGTTGTGGGTTACTTCGTCGTAATACCAATACGTCCCCGCTTTCCATTCACCTTTGAAAGCCGGAACCGGTACTTCCGTCACACCATCATTTGAAATCTGTTTGATCGTACCGGTCATGTAGATTCTGTTAAGATATGCACTATGCCCGGTCATATCCATTCCAAACAGTTTCAGGTTAGACAAGTCTCCCAACTGCATGGCAATCATATCCTTTGTGATCTCCCAGTTGTTTACACCCTTAAGGAAACGGATATAATTCTGCGTGGAATAGCTGGACTTCTGGCGTTCCGCATTGGTGAAGTTACCGTAGCAAACAAAGTGCATAGCCTTTTGAGGATGGTAAGTATATCCGCTGCGGAGAACGTATTTAAAAGAACCATTATCCAGCTTTTCGGTGATCCGGAAATAGGTTGTCTGAAAGCCTGTGTCATTGTTGAAGTTAGCCTTGCAAATATCATCCACTTCAACAGCTGCAACCTCGCCCGGTTCAAGCTTCAGGTAAACGATGCTGCTCTCTTCGTCCACTGATTCGATTATACCGCCTCCGGGAGCGTTCCATTCCTCACCTGTGATAACTGATACCCGGTTATATCGCAATTCCGGCACTTCAAGGAAATCACGTAGGCGCAACGACTTCGCATCTATATCACCGGCTGGGGTTATCAGCCAGCCAAGTAACTTTTCAGCATAATCAACAGAAGATATATTGCCGGAGAAGGCGGCATTATTGGCTGTAAGCTTATCAAGCACCTTTACAATATTGCTGCTCAATTCTGTTGCAGTTATCGTGTCCGTTACAATACCTTTGGTAACGTTAATGCCGTTCAGGAATGAAATAAGCCCTAGTGCTGTATCATCTTTCGTCTTACTTATAGCATAAGCTATAATCTCCTGAAGCACTCTTTTTGCAGAGAATACGTTTCTGTCAGACGGGATTGTCTTGTCATTAACCCCAATAACATATACACTGATTCCACCACCTCCGACAGCAGAGCCGGAATAGGTTTGTCCCTTGTAAGTAAGGGAATCAAGCTTGCTCTCTATCTCTCCGATACGAGAATATGAGGCAGTTTCACCGACTGTATAAATCGGATGATCGTAAGGAATATCCAGCGGCCACTCGAAACCGATTATTCTTGATTGTCTGCCTCCCGGGAAAAATGCCTTATTTATCAGATTGATCTTAGCCCCGACTTCGTATGTACGGATATTACCCTTATTGTAGATGAAATCAGCATCCATCTCACAATCGTAGGTGGACGGGTCAATCATGGATTTCTTTACGTATTCCTTTGCCTTTTTGAGTAGATTCTGCTCTGCGTCCGGCAACATCTGTTCGGAGATGTATGCGGTATCAAAGCCGTAAAGGATATATGTGTCTGCGGGGACTTCTTCACCGTCCTCCATGTGTGCGGTTTGCGGATAAAGAACATCATCCGGAAGAAAGCGACCGTAATCCTCATTGCGGACAATTTCGAAGGTTGTTCCGGTGTTATCGCTTTCTACAATATTGATAGCAAAGTCCATCCCGGCAAGCTTGCCAGTTTGGAATATCATGTGAAGTTCCTCACCATCCAGCCTAAAATCTTCTGTAAAGTTCTTCAGTCCCGTATCTTTGAAATTATAGATCCGATATTCCTTATCGTTATCGTCTACCTTGTCATCGTGGCTGACACTGGATATTGTGCCCTTGTATTGGGGATATTCATCCTCAAATATAACGATCTCTTCGATTGCCTCCTCTTCCGGCATTTCCACGTTATCCGGATCATCATAATTTTCATCTCCGATGTTGATACGTTCACCGGTCGGGCTGTATTTATAAGCATCTACATAAGAAATGCCCTCCGGGAGCATAAGACGTTTCTGAACAACTCCGTTAAGAGTCATTTCCTTATCGTCTTTGCTGAAGTAGTTGTCGGGAACTTTACCTTTGATGATGTTATCAATGGTGTACCGGTTACCTAAAGAGGCTGTTACACCTTCCGGTAGTTGGATAATGTTTGAGTTATCTCCAGACAAGAATGTCGGATTATAAATCGCTTGAAAAGTCTGTCCGGCATTTGCACCGGTAAGGAATGTTATAGAGACAGAGTTACCATTGTCACCGTACTTTATATCTTCTTCTTTTAACAGGAAGTTGATTATAGCACTACTTGTTGAAGTTATATACCAAACACTAACCCCAACGTCTATAGAACAGTTTGAAGCTTGCGAAGGAAGGCTGAAACTTACAAGCTTGTCTTTTATTTCGAGAATTTCTTCAGTACCTACCGGTGCGGTTGCATTAACCTGCTCATTCAATAGGGTGATAGTTTCCTCTGTAGAATTTACAGTATAGTTTAATGATACCCACAATCTGAATATTCCGTTAAATCTTACCCCGGATGACATGATAGTCGAATACTTTATATGAGTAATATTAAACTCATAATTACCTTTTTCCAGAGTTCCTATGTTTGTCTTTTTAACAACGTCGGCTAAATTTGTCTCATTAACAGGAACATTTTCAAATACATAGGCGGCATTTTCGGGGAATGTCAACTTTACCTTATTCTCTATCTTAGAACTAAGAGGGAAATAGCTGTTTTTGAGCGGTCTTGACGTATCGGATATATTACGTCCATTAACCTCTTTTACGTCGAATATCAATTCTTTCCGGTAGCTGGAAGGAATGTTACGGGTAGAACCGAAAGCGTAGATACGGGTCGCATAAGTGGTCTGGCTGTCGCTGCGTGTCATGTTGTTGACATTCACATTTTCTGTGTCTGTCAAGTCACCGGCTTTGAAATCAACAGGTGAGCTGTATTCGCAACGTCCGAAGCAAATCTTATGATTCTCTATCCACCATTCACACTCCCATGTCTCCGCCATCTGTGTGAGAGCGTCGATCAGATTCACGTTATCGTAGGAAACGAGCTTGGAAGTGTTTTCCACTGTGCTGTCAATCTCGTATGTAAACTCTTCCTCTCTGAACTTGTATCCGAGTGCTTTCAGGTTATCAAGAAAGACTTTCAAATGCGTGTCAAGGGTAGCGGTAAGATTCCATGCGGCTTCGCGTCCGGTGGTTTCCGGTGTATAGAAAAACTTCTTGTTCTTCCATTTCCAGTAATAAGCATCAAGGCGGAGTTCGTAGTCGTATGCACCTGTCGTTGTATTGTAGGTAGGCTTATAAAGGTCTACAAGCTCGAATATTCCCAACTCATTGTCTACGTAGTCGCCTAGTTTGAAATAAACCGGATTGGAAAGGCTAAATAGCAAAGTGATATAATCTTCCTGCATCAAAAGGAAGCGTCTCTTCGCCCCCTCTTTAATAGGAGTCGAAAAGCGAATGTTGCCGGATATGTCTTTGATGTCTACTGATTCCATAACACACCAAAGTTCGGAGATAAAAGAAAGAGTGCCCAATTTTGGGCACTCGCATATACGACAATGAAATCAATGTCGTAAATTAGGTCCTTAAACTCGGGTTTGGTTCACAAAACTTCATTGAGCATTTACCAAAAGTTCTGTCTAAACTCTGCGCATAGGTGATACTTTTACCTAAATAAATCAAGTGATAAATGTCACTGCTGTTAGCTGGAATCTGAATATCAATCACACCTTTGTATAATTCTTCAAAAAAAGCCCTTTTTTTTGCTTGATAATCAGATTTAGAATTGCCTTCTATGGTAAAAGAGAGCGTTATTTCCCGTTCATCAATTTTGGGATTATTAATTATTACACGTTTTCCATGTTCTAATCGGGATTTATTTTCAATAAATTCTTTCATAGGTAATGATGCACCAAGCACATCAAGGAATTTATCTCCCATTCTTACACCCCAAGTCTTGTAAGCATCTCTACCATTTATTAATAAATCTGCCATAACCATTTATTTTGTTGATAATCCTTTGGTATTGTTTTTAACTTCCGCCATATCCTTCTGCATTTGCTGGATGGGTTTTATTATTGCTCCGGTATTTTCGGAGATTTGAACAAGTTCGAGATATGAACTTGCTATCAAATCACGTGTGTCATCGGCTATATTTCTCGTTTCCGTATTTATGGAAATAAGTGTATCCGCTTTCATCGTTAGAATATTTAATGATTGGGATTGAGTTATACTTTGATTCTTAATTTCTTCTCCGGCTATTTGCAAGGCGGTGAAACGCCCGTTAAGCTCGTCGATTGAATCCTGTGACGCAGTGGCAAAGCCTTTCTTTGAAGCTTCTTGGGATGAAGAGGAAGAACCACCAACAATGGCATCAATATTCTTTGCTTCTTCTGTAGCAGCTTTTATAATATCATTCCAATCTTTTCTAAGATCGCTTATCTCTTCTGCTGTTAAATCAAGTTTTCCGTTTTCGTCACTATCAGCCAAAAGGGTATATTTTTTATAAAACTCTTGTGCTTTACCTCTTAGTTGGTCTATAACGAACGATTGTAATAAGGCGTTGCGCATTATCTCTTCAAAATCTTCTCCAAAATCTGCGATTCCTCTTTTTCCTCCTTTTAATCCTTCCAGTATTGCTTCTTCGAGACCTTGTGAAGTCGTTTGAAATAAATCCTCATTTAAAGTCTCTTCTAGCTCCTTAGTCTGGTCGTTGAGCTCTACAAATTTGTCAATAGCTTGTTGCATCCATTCCGGTAACTTAGACCAGATGTCGGCATTGCTTTTCATCGCCCAAATCACTTCCTCTGATATGAGTTTGTTTTGTAGATCATATCCTCCATTAGCTTGTATGAAATCAAATATTTCTTTAGCTTGCGGACCTCCGAAGGCATATTCAGTCATTTTGCCAGCAAACTTACCACTTTTAAAAAGTTGAGCAAGCCCAAATGTTACAGCATCAACATCACCAACAGGCATAGATTTAACTATGTCCCTGTATGCCTTCTCTCTGGCTTTTTCAAGTGTTGTTAATGATTGGGTAGCTGTTGCAAAATAATCATTTCCTGCGGCTTCTTTGAGCAACTCCAGATAACGTTCTACTTGATAATTTATAGAATCCCAATATCCTTCCTGTCTACGTTGATATTCAATATTTCTTTCTTGTTCTGCTTTTGTAGAATCAAAGGCATTCATTACAGTACCCACTAATGTAGTTATGATCCCAACAATTCCGCTAATGCCTTTCACTGTGTCACCGGCAGACTTTTCACCAGTTTTGCCGAATACTTCAAATGCTGTGATGCCGTCATTTATAATATCTACCGCTTTTTGGATGCCTTCTCCCAGTTCATCGGAAAAAGTAGTTCCAAGAGAAGATAGAGAGGACCCTAATGTTGAAATATTACTCTTTATAGATTCGCTAGCTTGTTCCACATTACTCCATGAAGTAAAGGCTCCCTGTTTATCCCCTTTCTTTATTGCTTTCTGATACTTTTCATATTCTTCTTTCAATGTCTTGAAAGGGTTGCGAGCTATAAGGTTTTGGCGAGCATTATTTATGGTATCCATCATAGCTTTCATATCTGTAGCCGACAAGTTTGTAGTCTTGACAAGTTGTTCAGCATCAGATAATAATTGTTCAAGCATATCTGTAGGTAATGCATCAACATCTCCCATTAACATTTTCCAAACGCCAGAATCTTCGATTTCGCTTTTTGAAATAGAATCTATAGTTTTCTTACGCTGTTTTTCTAGTTCTTTTAGGGCATCTTCATATTGTTTCTTTTCAGAATCGCTTTTAGCTTTTGCTAATCCGTCCCTAAGTTTCTTTTCATCGTCTTGATACTGCTTCTCTATAGCTATGCGTTGAGCTGAATAATCACGATATTTATCTAGTATGGAATTTAATTCCTTACTTACATCGGCTATATCTTTCTCTCTTTTATTTTCAGCATTGGTATAACGAGCGGAAATTTCAATAGACTGCTCCGAAGTCAACTTTCCACCCTGTCTTTCACTCAAATCTTTTTCTTGTTTCTTGATGGCGTCAAGTTCTTTTTGATAGTCAAGGTCAATCTGTTTTAGCTTTTTCTCTGTGCCTTCCTTCATAAGATCTATTTCCGCCTGTTGATTTTGGCGACGGAGAGACAGAAGCTCTTCGGCTGATTTTTGTTGGTCTTTTTTTTGCTTTTCAATAGCTTTTTCTTGTTTAGATAAAGCATTGCCAGTGATACCTCCTAAATCTTTGTATGCTTTTTCGGTAGTTTCTTTTTGCTTTTTAGCTTCTTCGTATTGCTTTGAAGTAAATTTAGATTTGTCCTTTTCTATTTCAGATAGTTTCTTTTTGGCATCCTCCCAGTCTTTCTTCGCTTTCTCATAATCTTGTTTGTAAGTGGTTTTATTCTTCTCTGAATCAATTC